CAAAGCAAAAGAAAGAACTTGCATTAGTCAAGAAAGAACTTGGTGAATCCGTTGAAATGGATGAAGCAACCAACACTAGAGTTGTTATTAATGTAGATAGAACTGGATACTATGTACTAAAAAAGAAGATGGCAGGTCTTTCCAGTTTTACGGGGGCGTCATCTTATAATGTTGCCAGGAAAGAAGCAACTTTCCACTTCGATGCAAAGAAACACGATAATACGGAACGGGGAAAAGTTGCAGGCATTATCAAGAAGATGAAGGGTGCAGAGTTTCATCATTCCATGACTGAAGATTCAGAACTGAATGA